CGGCGCGTTGCTTGGCCAGGCGGTCCTCGGCCGCCTTCAGCTCGATCGCGACCTCCTGGCGCTTCAGCGCGGCGATGCGTTCGATGTCCCTAGTCAGCGCCAGCTGGGCGGTGAGCGCTTGCTTCGTGGCGGCGTCGATAGCCAGCTGCGACTGGTCCTGCGGGCCCTTGGCGCCTGTGGGCGTGAGGAACCGCTTGCGGATCGCATCGGCTTCTTTCTGGGCGTTCCGCGCATCGCTGGAGGCCGCCTCCTCCATCATGGCCTTCTCGGCCTCGAGGATGGTCACCCGCTGCTGAGCGCGCTGCAGAGCCTTGCCGCTCTTGAAGTCCGCCTGCGACTGGGCATCGGGAAGGTTGGCCTGGAAGCCCGGGCTCTGGATGTACTGGACGCCGCGGCGCGCATCCTCGAGCTGCTGGTCGATCGTCTTCCCGCGGCCGATGCCGAGCAGCTGGTCCCACATGTCCCTGGCGGCGTTGGTGACCGAACGGACCGCCTGCTCCAGGTAGCCGTATTCGGGGGTCAGCTTCTCGACGTGCTGTCGCAGATCCTCCGCGAGCTGGGCCGCCGCCGCCTCATGCCGGCCCTGCTTCTCCAGCTGGTCGACGTACTCAAGCTGCGCCAGCGTGAGGTCGTGGTAGGTCTGGGCGTGCTTGGCCCCCCACTTCGCCACGCCGTCGGACATGCCGGCGAAGTCCTTCAGGATCTCCTGCGTGCTCTGGCCGGTGAGCTGGGCATAGCGCTCGGCCGCCACAGTCAGGTCTTCAATGGTCTTGGCCGAGAACTGCCCGGTCGCGATCAGCTGGGTGAGCGCGGCCTTGCTGGTGGAGACGCTCTCGCCGGTGGCGCTGGCGATCCGGTGCGCCATGGCCTCGTACTGGCCGGCGGTGACGCCGGCGGCGTTGCCGGTCGCCGTGAGCGTGTTCTGGAATCTGGCGGCCTCGGCTTCGCCCTTCAGGAACCCCGTGACGACGAGGCCGACCGCGCCGGCAAGCAAGGCGAAAGGCCCGGCGCGGGCGACCAGACCAAGCGCCTGGCCAGCGACGCCGCCGAGCGCCTGGGAGAAGCTGACGCCGCGCGCGCCTGCCATGGCGAAGACGTCGGCGATCTGAGGACCCTGCTGGATCAGGATCATCATCGGGTTGATGCCGCCGGCGGCGCTGACCGCCACGTCCGTCAGCTGGCGCGAGAGGTTCAGGCTCTCGGCCGCGCTCAGCCGGCTGGCTGCCGCATGGCGGTTCAGCGTTACCACGTTGCCGCCGAGTTGGCTGCTGGCCGCGCTGCTCGCCGCGCCGGCCCGGTTCACGCCGGCCGCAGCCTCGTTGGCCGCCGGCGCCACCGTCTTCAAGCTCTGCTCGACCTTGGCCACCTCGGCCGACGCCTGGGCGCCGCCGGTGGCCTCGAGCCGCAGCTTGGCGACGAGGTCCCCGCTCATGCCGCAGCCTCCGCCCAGGCGGTGAGCGCCTCGGCCTCCATCTCCTGGATGTGCGAGAAGTCGGTGCGGCGCACCGCCAGGCCCAGGCCGCGGGCCACCAGGTCCAGGACTTCATAGCGAAGGCCGGTGCGCCGGATGACGGCGCGATCCAGGGTCGAAAGCGCCACGGCGTTCCACTGGGTGGCCATGCCCAGGAAGAGCCGCACGGCCGTGTGGTTGTCGGGGTGCACGCGGAACGCCGCCGGCGCAGATCGCGGTGGCGCCAGCTCGGCGAGGGCCGCGGCGATCTGCGCCTCGGTGGCGCCGAAGCACTGCATGTCCTCGGCCAGGCGGTCCAGCTGGGCCTGGCTGGCGCGCCGCTCGTCCTTCGGGCCGACCGCGATCAAGCGGGCGGCGTCGAGGCGTTTTTTGCCGCCACCCCGTGCGCGAACTTCGTGTAGGCCAGGTTCAGCGCGTTGCGCATGTAGGGCGGCGCGAGGAGCTGCTCCAGGAACGCGGGCGTGAACGCCTGTTCCTCGTCCGCTCCGAGCCCGGCGATCACCAGGCGCAGCGCGGCCTTCTGGCCCTTCACCCCTGGGCCCTGCGCCTCGAGCTCCTCCTGGTCCACCAGCCGGAACCGCACTGAGAACTCCTGCTCCATGGTCCCGCCGCCGTCCTGCGGCACGTCGACCAGCACCGGCCAGTCGCGCTCGATCCCTGTCGCGAGGGTCGCGAAGTCGAACTTCATGTCTCTCTTCACCCCGCATGGGGCTCCCCGAAGAACCAGGGGGCGGCCTTTCGAAGAACTCTCCCGTCGGGCCGCCCCCGTCGCTCCGGGGAGGAGAGCCGTCAGCGCTGCGCGCGCTGGATCAGGTCAGGACGAGCGAGATGTCGTCGTCCGAGGTGAGGGAGGCCGGCACCAGCTTGACGTTCGCGGAGACCACGTCCTGGTCATTCTCGCGGGCGTACTTCGGCGTGATCAGCTGGGCGCGGGCGTTGACCGTGACGATCTTGCCGGCCACCGAGCCGTGCACCATGGCGATGGTCTCCACCGCCCCGGTCCGCCACTTGGTTTCGTAGTTGTAGACCGAGGCCAGCGGGACCGTGGTCTTGATCGAGCCGGTGAGCTCGCGCGGGCCGCGCAGCTCCACGTTCTCCTGCTCGGGCACGTCGACGAACTTGACGTTGTCGGAGGCGTCGAGCTGGAACTCGCGGATGCCCAGGCCATTGACCCCGCCCAGGGCGAAGGTCGTGGTGCCCTGCGCCACCACCAGGCTGTCGAGCCAGCCGGTGAAGTCCGCGTCGGCCTGGGCCAGCACGGCGCCGGCCTCGGTGACATCGCTGTGCAGGCCGCGGCCCATGAACACCAGCATCGGGCGCTTGCCGGCCGACAGCTCGAAGCCGACCCGGCCGCGCCAGCCCTTGATCAGGTGGACGCGCTTGTTCCCATCGCGCCATTTGTGGGTGATCGAGTCGGCCAGTAGCGGGTTGACCATCGGAGCGTAGGTCACGGACGTGGCCGCCACGGTCGTCTCGGTGTAGCCGCAGGCCTTCATGATCGGCCCCCATTTCGGCGCGGTGCCGGCGACGCCGGAGCCGATCAGCGGCACCTTGAAGCCGAAGGCCACGTGCTCGCCGTAGACCTGGTCGGCCTCGGCCCCGACGCCCGGCTTGGCGGTGTTCGGGGTGACGCGCTCGCCCTGCAGGTCGAACGTGACCTCCTCGCAGCGCACCGACTGGGCCGCGAGCGCGACGGGGTCGACGCCGTAGGTGACTTCCTTCTTGGACAGCAGCAGCTGCAGATCCATGGCGCTCAGGCCTCCTGGTCAGTGGCGGCCGGGGCGGCCGAGGGCGCGGCGCCTTCCAGGACAGCCTGGACCTGCGGCGGCGGGGGGAAGCCCGACGCGCGGCTGGCGTCGGCGATCGCCTGCGCGCTGGCCGGATCGATCGAGGTGCGGCGGCCTTCGGCCACGGCGGCGGGCTGGGTGGGCTTGTCGTCCTGCTCGGACACGTTGGCGGCTCCGGTTTGGCGGTTGGTGCGGCTGGCGCGGCGGCTCATGACTGGACCCCGTAGGAGACGAGGGTCGGCACGCTGAACTCGAGCAGCTCGAGCTGGCGGCCACCGTCCTCGCCGGCGGTGAACTGGAGGGTGCGCTGGGCGGCGAACTGGACCGGCTCGGAGGCGTCCTCGAGCAACCAGCCGCGCAGCGTGGCCTTGATCTCGGCCGTGGCGGTTTCGAACTGGGCCATGCCGCCCGGGAACACGAGGGCCATGGTCACGCCGAAGCGCCAGGTCTCCTGCTGGGAAACGATCATGCCGGCCTCGCGAACCGGCGCGGCGACGATCGAGATCGGGTGCACCAGGGCCGTGACGTCCGGCCCGAGCGCGAACATCTCGACGATCTCCTCCGGCTTGGAGCCGGTGGCGACCTGCAGCACCGAGGGGCAGTTGGCGGTGATGCGCGCGGCGATCGCGTCGAAGAGGCCCTGCATCAGCCGAGCCCCGCGTAGAGGGCGCGGCGCCAGTGGTCGACGACGATCTCCGGCACCGCGACCTGGTCGTCGGCTGAGAGGCCGAGGTACGGGCGCGCCGGGATCCGCACCGACTTGCGGGTGACCCACTGCCCGGTGGCGAGCTGGAAGCGCAGCGCCTGGCCCTTGGCGGTGATCGTGCCGCCGAGTTGGTGGATGGCCGCGTACGCGCCCGCCGCGCCCCCGGCCCCGACCTCGACGGCGTGGTTGCCATCGACCCGGTAGCTCACGCTGTCGCGCAGGGTCCCGCTTTCGACCAGGGTGCGGCCGCCGCTCGTCTGGGCCCGCAGCGACTGCGGCCAGGCGACGCCGTCCGGCCCGACATTGGTCTCGAAGCGCTCGAGCGTGCTGCTCTCCAGCTCCGCGCCGATGTCATCCAGGACCGGGCGCAGGTCATCGTTCACCTGCCGCAGGGCGGCGAAGGCGGTGGCCGCGCCGGTGGACGAGATCTGGATCGAAATGGCGAGCCCGCTCATCAGCAGCCCCTCAGGAAGGGAGCCAGGCTGTCGTCGGTGAAGACGCGATCGGGCGCGGAGACGCGGGCGCCGCTGTCGGCCGCCGGCGCGGGCACGTCCACGCCCTCCTCGCCGCCGCCCAGCACCGCCAGGCCCTTGGCCACGTCGCGGGCCCAGGCGCGCCAGCGGGTAGCGTCGGCCTTCACCTGGTCGCGGCCCTGCCGGTCCAGGCTCTCGCGGGCGAGCGCGATGGTGGCGGTCTGCGCGGTGCGCGGCGCCGGGTTCAGCGGCGTCGGGTACTTGGCGGCGAAGTAGGTGTCGAGCTCGGCCGCGGCGTCGTCCAGGGCGCGCTGGATCCGCGCCTCATCGTAGGCCGGCGGCGGGTTGGCCGACTTGGCCAGCATCACCGCCTCGGCGGCGGTCACGGCCGCCACGAAGTCGTCCACGGTGGCGTAGGCCATGGCTCAAGCCGCCTCCGCCCGCTCGGCGTCGAGGGGCAGCGGGCACATCTGGCCCAGGCCCAGCTCGGCCTGCAGGTCCGGACGCAGGTGGTCCGGCGCACGGAACGCGCCTGTAGCGGTGAGGCGTTCGAACCCGGCTCGAGCGGCGTTCCGGCGGGCCTCGAAGGCGCGCTGAAGCCGTGCCGCGGCCTGGGTGAGGAGGTTGGCGCGGGAGCCGCGGGTCATCCCGTGATCCCCTTGACCGCCCACATGACGGCCTCCTCGAACTTGGTCTTGGCGATCGCGAACTCCCGGCCGCCGCGGCCCAGCGCCTCGGTCAGGGCGTCCATCGCCACGAGCGCCTCGGCGCCTTGCGCTTTCAGCTCGGCGATGAAGGCGGCTTCCTGAGCCGTGAGCTCGCGATGTCCCGGCGTTCCAACCATTCAGTCCTCCCGGGCCCCCTTGCGGGGAGCTCGCTTCTTGGCGGTGGACGACGTGCTGGGCGCGCTCGGCTCTGCCGCCGGGGCCGCAGCCCCGGCGGGTTCGCCACGCCCAGCTTCTGGCTGGGGTGCATCGGTGAAAGCGGGAGATCCGCTGGAATTCTCGGCCGGCGGCGGCCCGTCCACGCCGCCGGCTTCGGAGGCGGCGGGTTGGCCGCCGGCCTCGGTCTCGCCCTGAGCTGGAGAGCCCTCGGGCGAAAGGTCTGCCGGGATGAACGCCTGGTCCGCCTCGGCGCGGTCCTCGAGCTGGTCGAGCAGCTGGACCAGGTCCGGGGTCGGCGCGCGCTCGGCGGCATGGATGGCGTTCAGCACCACGCGGGCCGAGCCAGGCGGTCCGGTGAGCGCCGTCCTCACCAGCTCGCCCATGAAGACGAGAAGCTGGCCGCTCGCCGCTGCGAAGCGGTCGATCACCGCCTTCAGCTCGGGCGAGATCTCGATCGGCGGCAGGACCAGCTCGGCGGTGCCGGCCAGCAGCCGCGCGGTCAGGACCTCCATCGGCAGGTCTTCCCCGCCGACGACTTCGTCGCCGATCTCGAACTGGCGATCGGCGATGCGCAGGGCGATGTGCGTGAGACGGGCACGCATTGGATCAGGCCACCGCGTCCTGGATGAAGTAGCCGCAGCTGGAGGCGACGATCAGCTCCTTGAGCTGCTCCTCGACCTGCACTCGCTGCGAGCCGCCCAGACCGATCTTCGGCTCGGGGATGACGCGCGTCCGGCGGCGCTCACCGAACGGCACAGTCATCCCGAAGGTCATGCCGCGTTCGTTGTTGGCGAGCTTGTTGATGTAGGTCAGCGAGATGTGCTTGCCCCAGGCTCGATTGAGCACGGCGGCCTGGCCCTTCTTCGCGGTGTTCACGCGGGCCTTGCCGACCAGGATGCGCTCGATCTCCAACTCCTCGGCCAGATCGGCCAGTCGAGCCTTCCCGCGGGTGGAGGCCTCGCCGTAGAGCTTCGCGATGAGCTTCGGGTGGGTGGCGAGCTTGTTCCACACCGGCTGGCCCAGGGTCATGAGGTTGGGCCGCATGATGGGAACGTCGAGCGCGTCCCACAGAACCTGGAACGGATCCGAGGCCGGGTCCGAGAACTGGTTGACGCCGGCGAGTTGCACCTTCTGGCCAGCCGGATAGGTGTTGGGGTTGAACACCAAGCCCGCCACGCGGATCTCGCGGGCCAGGACCATCAGGTCCGTCACCGTCTCCGTGGCGTGCGCCATGGGATCGTAGCCCTGGGGCGCGGTGTTGATGTCCTTGTTCGGGACGAGATCCGAGAGGGCGTTGTCCTCGACCTTCGCCGTGGTTTCGGTGGCGGTCACCTCGATGGTGTTCGCCTCGGACCGGCGGCCGATCCGGGTCTCGGGCACGGTCAGCGCCTCATCGACCGGATAGTTGAAGTAGGTGAACTTCTCGGAGCTGACCGGCGTCGCGATGGGCAGCACCTCGTCGGCGATCATCTCCTCGTTCTTGTAGGCGATCGCGATGCCCGTGTAGGTCGGGTGAATGGGAAACGGCTCGTCCATGTCGATCGGGGTCCTGGGTTCCTAGGGTGTGGGGTTCGATCAGCCCTGCATCACGCTGGGCTTGAGATCGACTTCGCCGATGTCGCCGAGCACGCCCGAGACTTCCGCGAAGCCGACGATGCGGACGTTGGCGCCGGCGGCCGGAGCGGCCGTGATCGCGCGGCCGACCGCGTCCGAGGTGAGCGGGTCGCCACGCGTGACGTTGCCGCCGTATTCCACCTCGACCGTGCCGGACTTGTAGATGTCCACCGCATCGCCGGCGGCCGCGGCGCCGCGGCTGTCCGCGACACCCGCGTGCTTGTCGGCGGCCGCGGCGGAGTTGATCACCCCGCCATCGGCGGCGCCGTGCTTCACGATGCGGCGCGGCGTGATCGCGGCCTCGGCGGCGTAGGTCTTGGCGACTTGGTGGCGCATGGGTTCTTCAGGGTCCCTGTTTGGTCAGCGGCCGACGCGGGCGGCGGCCTGCGAGTAGGAGAGGTTCTCGCCGCGCTCGGCGGCCTCGCTCCGGATCCGACCGATTTCGGCGGCGATGGAGGCCGGATCGGTCGCGCCGTCGAAGCCGTTGGCGGCCGAGAACTCGGCGAACTGGATCGATGTGCCGAGCCCCTCGAACAGCTTCTTGAGCGCGGCGCGCGGTTGGGTGTCGGGCTCGGAGAAGGCGACGCTCTGGTCGCCGTCGAGGGCGGCGAACAGCGCCGCGGCGTCTGCGCGCAACGCCGGCGGCAGGCGGCCGGCCGTCACCA